AAAGACACCCAAGACAGCTTTGCAATTTGGATTAAGGAGATTAAAGAATGAACAAAAATAACTGGCCTGAGAACTGGCCTTTCCCACCCTACCCGTTGGGAGTTAAAGCATGATTGATGTATCAGGATGGCGCAAGCGCCAGATTGCTTTGGATATAAAGGCCGAAAACGCCCGTGAGTTGGGGTTGAACTATGAGCCAGACAAAAGAGAACACATGACTGACAAAGAAGCACTGAAGCTGGCGCTGGAGGCGTTATGTTCTGCGGTTGAGCCTAAAAAAGGAAAAGTGTATGCGCGTGAATTTGAACCAATAGATTGTTTTGCTATGCACCAGCAAGCAATTGCTGCAATCAAAGAAGCCTTGGCAGAGCAAGAGCCTGTGGCTTGTAATCACGAGTGGATTGACGACACCAAAGCCAAACCGCAATGGCGCTGTATCAAATGCGGCATTGAATATACCAAGGAGAAGAACACATGAAAGAAGAATGGTTATTCCCCGGAGCAATGGTTCCGGTAGACGTTGAAACAACAGCCGCGTTGGTGGCTGAGATCAAAAGGCTGATTAATGTTGTTGGCGGCATGGCCTTGGCACAGCCAGAGCAGGAGCCTGTGGCGTGTATATGGGAAAAGAATGATGGCTACAAATCACTTGAGTGGGGCGGTTTAGAGGAAGATGAAATACAAGAAATTGGTCTTAAAAGTTATACACCCCTTTACACCCACTTGACACAGCGCACATGGGTAGGGCTAACAGAGGATGAAATCAAAGAGTGTTTCAAAATAACACCAGATCAATTTTTGTCATGGCAAATTTACAAAAAGATTGAAGCCAAACTAAGGAGCCAAAATGAATACTGAAGACGATGAGTTCAACCGGATTGAAATGGAAGCGCGTGTCCGCATGATGGCTGTGCGCTACGCGCTCGAGCAACAAGGCTTACGAGATGACCAAGTAAACCAAGTGATGCGGCAACTGCCAGCGGTGATGTTTAAACCAAGCCCCATACCTTTTGTGACTGACGAAGAGTGGGCAGAACTTAACAAGGAACAAGAATGAGCATCAGTAAGCACAAGGAAATCCGTGACCTGCTGCTTCAAACAGATGACGGCCTGACCGCCAATGAGATTGCAGCAAGGCTGTACGCTGATCCCCACGCAATACGCAGGGCGCTACGAGACACTTTCGGTGTCTACATTGACCGATGGGCTACACCAAAACGCGGCCAATACGCAGCCGTGTACGTTTGCGTTGAAGTCCCAGATAACACACCAAGGCCAAAAAAATGATAAATTTTTTATAATGGTTGTTCACCGGCATTGCGGGCGTCATAATTCTTGCGCTGATAGCGTTGTGGCTAAACGCTTATGCGTAAGGGCGCGTCAAAGCCATAAGTCTTGCATTTGTCATTTCAGCCCATTACGATTAAAGAGCAGCAAGTTCGCTGTATTTAATTGGGGCTGATATGTACAAACTTGAAATTGAATTGGGCTGGTTAGGTGATGGCAAACTGACTATTGAAACTCACGACTTTGACATCATTGAAGTTTTGAAAGAGTTTGTTGAGTTCCAAGAAGGCGAAGGCTGGGTTGGCGCATGGGAAGGCACCGCTTTTGAAGACTTGGAAACAGAAGAAGAAGAAGACGAAGAAGAAGTTACAGAGTAACGTCAATCACACGACCTCGGAACTCAATGGAGTCGGGGCCGTGTGTTGTCACCAACTCAGGCAGCAACAAATGGCCATTCACAAATGTCAGCACCGCAAAGCCACTGCGCCAGTTGAGTGGCCCTTGCTCGGTATAGTCTTCAAATTGTGGCCCGTAGGGTTCTGCCAACGTGCCCGTATCAATACCATAGCGCACCCCGTTATAGTCCGAAAAAGGCGTAACCTTTAGGCTGTGCAGGTGGCCGGTAATAATGTTTTTTCCTGACCAGATTGCGTTGTTATGGGTAGCGTGAATGCCGCCCTTGAATCGGTGCTTAACAATAGTTCCCTCATTAATCCACACCGCCCAGCAGGGGTCCCAATTTGGAAAGTGGTCTTTAAGAGTAAAGCCTTTAACGTGTTCATATTGCGGTGCATTAGCCGCTAGAAACGTTTCAAACCTTGCGTCGTGATTGCCAAGTGGCCACATCAGTTTGACGTTGTGACGGGCTTTCTTGGCGGCTTCCTCGATGTATCCCATCGAAATCGTACAGGCTTTGAGTTCTTCCATCACTGAAGGCGTCTTTTGCCATCCAATCCGGGGGTGTCGAGATATACCAGCTCCGTCAAAAATATCCCCGTTAGCAATCACCGCGTTGGGTTTAAGTTCTTTTATGGCCCACAAAAGACCTTTAAAAGCTGTGCTGTAAATGCCAGGCCAAAAGTGAGCATCACTAAACACAATCACAGTACCATTTAAAACACCAAGATTTTTTTGCTGTGGATGCACATGAGCTGTTTGAAGATGCTCAAATTGCTCCTTGTCTTGAGGAGCCTTGATAGCAATTTTTAATTTTTGCTCAATTCTCCTACGCCGTCTGAATAGACCTGATTCACTTATACCCAATATTTTGCTTGCGTCCCTGATTGAGGCGCTGTTTTCAATAGCACTGATGATTTCTTTATCGGTATTACGGACTTGCATCACAACTTCTTTCGCCAATAAAGGGTATCTTTGCAACCCCACGGATTAGTAGGCTCAAACATTTTGAACCCACATGAAATTAGACTGTTTGCAGATGCGGGGTTAAGGCGCGTATCACTTATTACCCATTTCCACCCAAGAGCTTTTGCCTGTCGGATTCGGACATGAATAAACTTTTTCTGTAATCCTTGTCCACGAGCAAAAGGAACAACACCTGCCCTACACAGATAACCGCAATCGGTCCAAGACACAGTGCGAACAAGCCCCGCAAAGCCAATATCCCTGCCATTCTCAGTAGCAATCCACCAGCATCCAAAATTAGTGTCGTATGGAGTATCAAAAGGTAGGCAAATGTTTTGAAGTACCGACAGTTTCAACTGAACAGAGTCTTTGCGAATGTCTACACGTTTGAGCATGGTCGCATTAGACGGCGACAGTAAGTACCTTTTGTGACAACATTAGACCTTTTGCGTTTACTTCTTTGACTCTACGCTCCCAACCTTTGCCAAAAGTGTCCCAAGTTTGCAACATTTGCAGATAAGCTAAACGATAAGCGCAATAATCATTTATTAATTGCTTTGCATCTTTAGCCCGTACAGCCTCTAACGTCTTTGCCCCTATAGCCCCATCAGCGGTAACGCCTACACACGTTTGAAGCCACTTTGCTGCCCTTCCTGGACCACTATTAATGGCGGCATCAAATACAACGTAATCAACACCCATAGGAAGGTCATCGGCACAAACCTTATCCCAGTATTTTTTTTTGTAAAGCGGCATAACATCCACGGGAGTCAAGGCTCGCATGGTTTTTTCATCAACAGGCTTGCCACAATATTCTTCCCATGTTGCTTTAGTGCAACCAAGGTTAGTCATGCCGCCAGGGTCTTTGGGATTGTTAACAAAACCGCCCTCATGGACAAGAACGGCTTGTAAAGATTCAGCGTAATTTGATCTCATGTTCTGGCGACACCATTTAGCTTTTCAATTGTTCGTAAGCCACCAATACCAAGCATACCCATCAACACAGGCGTCATTTCAGATAGATCGGCTGGGGTTAAATTTAAAGGATGTTCAAAATATGCAGCCGCAAATAAAGCAATCTTTAATCCAATCCAGTTCCAAGCGCAAGCCGCGCCGCAAACCCAACCGATAAAGGGCCGCCAGCCGCTAACAAATACTGAGGTGCTGGCCGCCTCAACTTTATTGATTTCCAACTGCCCAGCCATAGCGGCCAATTCACCAGATTGTTGCAGTTTTATAAGTTCCAACTTAGCGCTTGCTGCCTGCGCGGGGTCTGGCCAAAGCCTGTCGATGACTTTGCCGCCAACATTTAACAAAGCTGATACTGGATCAAGGCTCATTTGTCGGCTTTAGTGTCTAGCTTATCAAATATCTTAGCCAACATTTCTTTAATGTCATCAATGTCGCGGCGGTAATCATCTTTGGAAACATAAGTGGTGGGCAATGCCCTTACGTCCAAATCTAAACGCTCAATAGCCTTGGTGATGTTGTTCAGCACCCAGCCACCAAAAAAAGCAGCCAAGCCAAGGGCGATGTTGAAAAGTTGTTGGGTTTCCATTAAGGTTTTCCGTTGGCCATGCCGGTTAAATCAATACGATAAGGTGTTTGGCCTCCTTGGGCCGCCACCAATGCTGCCAACTTTGCT